GAAATAACTCGGGGCTTAGACTTCCCCACATCAAAGATAGCATCATAGCGCTTATTCTTCTTTTTGGACTTTACAACGTCAATCAAGCGAATCATGTTAACATATATAAGGCGCCCTATTTAAGTTTTTTGGGTGGTCTCCACCAAGCCCCCCTCCACCAAAAAAACAAACACACAGGGGGGACGGGAGGGGGGACGGGCATATTGGATTACCTTAATTCCAGACAAGCACCAAGCCAATGGAGCACAACCTCTGGACTTACGTACTCATTCAAATCCGCTCTATTAAACTTGTATAGACTAATCATGATTTTGTTATGGCATATAACTTCGCAACTTGGACACAATGAGATAACAGAGCCTCGCATTATCCAAAGTTTGCACGATGATTGAGCACACCATTCACACTTTAACTGACTGAGCGATGACATAATAATATATATCAAAAATTTTTTATGTTAAGTTTATATAGTAAGAACCAAAAAATGTTATCTTACGGTCAATTTTTTAGACGACGAGCTAAATTTCGAAAACTTCAACAAATCAGCCGACGGATGCGCACCGTTGGTTATCGAACTATCATAATCGAAGATGGGCCTGAGGATTTCATGCTCATATATAGACGACCAAAAAAAAGAGTTTGCATTAACGAGATGTATAACAGATATCATTAAGAGTTGTTTTTTTGAAATCCTTTTTTACCTTTAACAGCAACCCCACGTCTTGGCTTGGCATTTGACTGCTGGCGACCCTCTGCAATTGAAGCGAGATAATCCAGCTCAGGTCCCCAAGTGCCATCAGTTGAAAGTACACTATTGCTTTCACTTTCACTTTTACTTTCACTTTCACTTTCATTATATCGTGGTTGGCGGATCGGCCCATTTGAGCGCCACTCCGCCACTAGTGGCGCTTGCTCACTTTGAGGCATGCTAAATGCTGTGCCCATTCGACTTGGTGGTGCTTGCCCCTCACTTCGAGTCTCGTCAGTAATAAACATTTTGTCAAATTCATCATGAGCCTTTAATGTTCGGCGACGCTCTCGATCGATATCTTCAAGAGTTGGTGCCCTTGGCTGTGCTGGCAACTTTTTCACAACATGGTTTCCACCCTCCAACAATTTAAGCATCTTGGTTATGTCAATGTTGGTGTGCGTTGGGGTTGCTTGTTGTTCGCGCAACGCTTGGCTTCCAAAAACCAGGGCCTTTGACAATTCTTTCGTTGGAATGTCTTGAATTGATTTAATTTTTCGTGGCGTAGATTTTCTCGGCTTCGATAATGACCCAGTCTGCACATTCACATTGACAACTTGTTTTACATTTTGTGATTGGCTCACAGTTTTCTTCGTCGGGGTTTTTTTTATTGGTGCCTTTGAAGGCTTCTTAATTTTTTTCGCAGAAGTCTTTTTCTTAGGGGGCATTATGACAACTCTATATATACATAAAAAAATAACATTTAATTTTTATACAAAGTTTTTAATTGCATGTGTTGCCAGTTGATCCAGCGTTTGAAATACACCTTTAAATTGATCAGGCATGACAGCAGGTTTATGGTTTCTCTTTGGTTCATGCTCAACAACATTTCCGTGAGTTCCCGCCATGCTAACAATATCCCCACGAACTCTATGAACAGTTGTCTTATCGTCTATCTCCTTGTCAGCATTTGCCACAGAACCACCACGACGAACATGGGTCTTAGATGACCAAGGCGCTGTTAATGGATTATATAAATGAATCTCACTAACACGCTCACGCAACTTTGGATGTTTCTTTATAGAATGCATAGCAGAAGCCCCACCATAACTATGGCCCGTAAAATCTAACTTATATTCCTCAGGTAAATCTTTTGCTAACTTCATACTTTGCTTAGATCGTTTATCAAATTCTTTACTATGCTTCTCTTGTCCAAGAGCAAATAATATATCAGCTCCAAGGTCTCGTCGTTTGCTAAGGTCAGTTCCTCGGTGAGCAATAACAGCATGTTTCGCATCGTCGTTAATAAATAAACTAACGTCGCGATTTGATCGCGGATCCGTTCTATATCCTGCTGGTAAGTGCTCATGGGCTTTAGCAATTCGCTTTTCTTTATTCTTGTTGGCCAAGTTTAATGAATAACTCGCGCGGGCAAATTTTGCGTGATTCATGATATCTTATATATACATAAAAAAAAAATAATTCTTAATTATTTGTATATTTACATATCTACATTTTCCATCGCATCGTGGTTCTCTTGCAACTCTTCTAAGTTTAAAGGGTCGCGCCTTATCATGATCAACCCATTACAGAGGTCGTATTCAGCAATGCGCGATTCATTAAATACCATACAGAGTTTTATAAGACCACCAAAGATAGCAATGACCAATAAGAGTAATTCAGCACCGTCAAGTTCAATTCCACACATTCAATTATTTATGCATATATAATAGGTTATTTTTTTATTAGTTAATTTAATTGTAGATGCTCCAAGTCTGCGCGCCTGCCATATCAAGCTCCAATTCGTTCCAGTATTCCATATATACATCCATTTGTCGGTTGTCAGTAGTACCGGCGCTTTTGGTTAGTGCCAATGTGAAATTACCACTTGCAATGTTCAAGCCAGATATAACGCTATCATCAATTTCAAGGCCATTTTGCAAATCAAATTCAATAAAGAAGCGCCCAACATCTGCATCTTGATTTGCAATAGTTGGTATGGCAGTCTCGGCTACCTGCAACGATGCCCTCGAAACATTTGACCCTTCCATGCCAAGCAATTTACCACCACTTGATTTAATAGCCTCGGCGTAAATTTCAGGCCCATTATTGCTAACATCATATGTTTGAGTTTTAACTTCTCTGCCGTTCAATTTAAGAGATGCGGTTGTTACTAGAGCGCGGTCAATAGCAAAAGCGCTTCTCGTAGGAGCTGCTAAATTTTCAACGTTTCTCTGGGTAACAATTAGGCGCTTTGCTCTGCGCTTTGAAAAACCTAGAGTAGTTGAAATCTGAGTTGCATCCTTATCTAATGTAGCATCTTGATTTTGCCAACATGGAACAGTCAATAAGAATTTACCGTCAAAGTCATTGACAAGTTGGCTAAATTCATCGTTGGTCAATTGCACAGTATCATAATGCAACAAAACACTTGTATAAGTTAATTGCACATCGGTAACAGCAGTATCAGCTGCACAGATGAATGTATTAGCGGCAGACTCCAAATATACTTGAATTCGCAAATGCTCTTGACCACAAAGCGGAAACATAACTTCATCTATGCCAATGAGGGAAAGCGGAATTAAATATCGTTGTGTTGTAGCTGCAGCAATTGTTGGCCCACCAACTCCATCTGATGCAGTCCCAAACAATGCATTGCCGACAGAATCCAAATAATTATTATCTGCATATTTTATTAACATCACACCATCAAGCATATTTTTGTTTGTGATATCACAAATGGTTTTATTAGTATTAGTTGAAACAACAAGTCTATTCACTACTGCCATACTCCCTACGTTAGTAAAGAGGCCGTTATTTGCCCCTGCAGCGCCGTTATTAATATCACATGCAATGTAAGCATTTGAAAGATCCGCGAATGTTCCCAATTGCTGCCCAGGAATTTCGAACTGCATCATACCAACATTAGCCGTAAATGAGCTACCATTATTAGGGGCTACGGTTAGGTTAGCCTTAGCGGCGGATGTGCCCATTGCCCGAAGGCGCTGACTATAATTCATATCTTTTGGAAGTGCCATTGTTTTTTACTATCGTTCTATATGTAAGCAAATATAAAAAAAATAATTATTTAATTCAAATTGTTGCCTAATCTTGTTGATAATATTCAATTTCCAAAACAAATATCAATTTTGAAGAATTTCCGCTAACATCCATGATATTTCCGCCGAATACTAACCAAACATTAATTTGATTAAACCGCTCACACTCTAAACCCAATTGCCCTTGAACTTCACCACCACTTAACCAATAATTACCCGCGCCAATTTCATCGGGCGATGCTTCAACAAGCCCCAATAATGAATCAGAACCAGTTGATGCAACATTATTACTATTTAAATTTGATACTACTTCAACAACTGCGCTTGAAGATTCACTTGCCCCAAGATCTGCAATAAATGAACATCCAACAAGCTTAACCACAAGGCGATCATTATGTTGCCAGTTTCTAAAATAATAGGGGCCCAGGTTCCAAGAAGCAATATTTCCAGTCATAGATGCATCCGGCCCACGTAATACAATATAATCTTTTCGAGGTCTATTATTGATCATTGACATGTTTAATTATGTTATATATATAAAAAAATAATGTTTTTTAAGTTTATATTATATTTAAAGCTTTTTTTGCTCCTTCTTTGATTTGAGCAAATGACTTTTACCAACACTTTCAGCGAGTTTGCCACCCCCAGCCACGACTCCACCAGCGGCTACCAGTTCGGGCTGACCGGTTGCTGCTCCTCCTAGAACTGCTGCTTGACCTAAGAGTTGGGCTCCTTGACCGCCGACGAGAAGACCTTTCCGCCAGTTCTTCTTTTTGCCGAAACCCTTCCCTAATTTTCTGATTTGCTTTTTTCTGAATGACATAGTTAGAATCACTTAAGCCTTTTTTTTATCTATATTATTAGAATCATTTTTTTCTTCATTTGAAATTAATAAATCTGATGCGCTATGTAAAATTACATCCTTGTTATAACTAAAATGAATTGTAAAAGTCATTCTCCAAGGTGAAGCTGAGTTTAACGTGCTTATGTTTTGCATATTCTCATCTAAAATAGAAATCTCCAACTTGTGCAAATTAAGACTGCTTCTAAAATATTGAACCTCACTTGCTGGTTGGTAAAAGATATACTCGCCATACATTGACGACACAGGGACATTAGCCACAATGCCATCTATTTTTTTACTATTGATATTAACAACCTGCTGATTATGAAGACGAATATATATTGAAGGATCTCCTGCCAAATTAAACTGAAGTGGAGCATAGTGCTGAGTACCAGAAGCATAAGCAACAGCGCTACTATTAGCATATCCTAATTCCTTCCAAGCTAAAATATTAGATATTGTTATAGCACTTGTGTTCGTCGTAAAATAAATTTTATTGGTATTGTAATTAGCATTGATTGTTAGCGTTGTCAATCCAAGAGGGGTTTTAGCTGTCGTTAATTTGGTATTCAAATGTGCTATAAGCTCAGTAATAGAATAATTGCCCTCGTCAATTGTTATGGTTTCCGAATTCACACCAACTGTTAGCATGAACGAATTATTAACACCCGCGCGGAATTGATAAAATGAATAAACCATATTCATGGAAGTTAATCCAATGAGAGCATGGCAATTGCGGGGAACTTGTATCTCCTGTGCTAAATGAAAGACCTTGTGCGTGTCTGAAAAGCTAACATCCGCATCACTGCTTATAAGGTCAATATTAACCGAACGTAAATAGGTATTGTTTAAATGTGCCATTGTATATATCCATAAAAAAAAGATTTTTGAGTTTAAAGATTTCAGAGGTTCTCAGTAGTTTCACAAATAATTGAAAATCTGTGCTTATTGACATCCGTGTTGTATCCTGTTAGTGTTACGGTTTGCCACGCAAAAGATTGACCATGATCGTTTTGAAAAGTTGGCTCTGTATCTATTTGAGATGTACTTGAACTACTAAACTTATTTGAAAATCGTCGTTTGCTTACTGAGCCGTTTGTAGTATCCGAGAAATCACAATAAGCATACACATTTTGTGCAATCCCGTCAACATGAAGCCGAAAAACAATCCGCGTCGATGTTGTATAGTTTGTACCATTTAAAGTAGCTCCATAACAAAAGCGTTTAAGCTTGCATTTGCATGGAATCATCATTCCCCAACTCGATCCTGACACTGCTCCGTTGCCGTAATTGAAATCGAAACTATTGAGGTTTAAGGCATTGCCTTCTTCTCCCATAAATGAAATTAATTGTCCTCGTGTGCTATTTAAATTTGCATCAAGAGTATTTCCGGCTTCAACAACAAAGTTACCGTTTGTAATATGAACGGTCCCGACTCCGGCGCTTATTTCAATATCTCCTTGGGAGTCCAGTTTAGCACCCCTACCATTACCTAAAGCAGTTTTCCATATTCTCAATGTGTAATCGCTATTGTACGCATCACTTGTGGTCAAATCTAAAAATGTAGAAGCTGATGTAAATTGTCTATCGGTTATTACACCATCCGTTCCAGATACGCAAATAGAATCACAACATATAGACCCATTGACATTTAATAATTCACTATGTTCTTGAGTAATTGTTCCAATACCAACAAATCCACTCGTGGCATTTACTTTAAATTTATTTGTATCGACAACCAAGTCAGCTGATACGGTTACATTACCCGAAAAGTTTGATGCACCAATAACATCAAAATCAACAACGGGGGCCCCATTGTTAATACCAACACGGTTATTCGTAGCATCAACAAATAAAACATCGGTATCAATAGCAAGATCTGAGGATATTTTACAATCTCCCAAAACATCTAAGGAAGCAGTAGGAGGATTTTTATTAATTGAAACTTTATTGTTAGTACTATCAATAAACAGAACGTTTGTATCAACAGTTAGATCACCAGAGATATTAACAGCCCCCGTAATGTCCAAATCAACAGAGGGGGAACCATTATTAATGCCCACTCGATTATTAGTAGAATCCACTTTTATGATATCAGTGTCAACCTCTAAGCTTTGACAAGTTATATTTTTAGCGCACAAGATAGAATCACAAAGAACAGCCTGAGAGGTCGTTATGTTTTGAGCACAAGATACAGCACCAACAGAAGAAACCGAGAATACCGTTGAAGTATTTGACCCGCTTTCAAGCTCCAATGTGTTTAACACAAAAGAATTACCTTTAACTCTCAAAGCTCCGTTTGTTTGTGATATCTGAAACTGCGGGCTTGATGTTGATAAATCATAAATTGATTGTAAATTTCCGAAATCCGTTCCGTTAAGTTGCAAGCCACCCGATGCGGTTATATCCAACTTATCCGTTGGTAAGTCATAAATCAAAGCGCCCTTGTATGCACTATTAATTTCCGAAAAATAAATAAACGGATTGTCTCCACTTGCTGGAGATGTACCATTACATATATTGATTCCGTAATTATTGCTTGTAGGGGCTTGGCCAATATGAACACCCGAAACCGTCAATGTTGTTTCTGCCTCCAGTTCCCCACCAACTTGAAAGCATGATACAGGGGACACAGAAAGCCCCATATGCGCCCCAGACCGCACAAATATAGTATCTGCATTTATATCAAGCTCACCAACAACAGTAAAATCTAAATCACCCGATGAATTAATTAATGGAGTATTAACACTAACGCTAAAATTTCCAGTGTTCCCCGCCACATTACCGCAATTGCTTACATTGTTCGTTTGCATATCAAGACCAGTTCCGTTTACTTCCGCTATTATTTGAGAGTTAATAAGCAGATCAATACCCGAAGTATCTTCTATTTGTGCGCAGTCTATTTTATTACATGTTATGTCGCCTGTCGTCGTGATCGCATTATCCTTAAAATCCGCGGTGGTTTGTGATATTGTTAGCTGAGTCAAATTATTTACGTCAAACGTCATTAGGGGGCTTGCTGTATCATAATTAAGCTTGCCGTTATTATTAAAATTAATTAATGCTGGGTCTTCGTCAATTATCAAACTGTTCACTGTTAAATCCGTGTCGGTATCAACGGTTGGCTGCTTGCTATCAATCATTGCTTGCACATCCTGGCCATTGATGAACATATCTACATTGGCCGTGATGGTGTCTGCCGTTACTGTCAGCCAAGAGGCGTTAACATCGTCGTTCGTGATTTGAAGCAACGAGTTAGTTGTTCCGCGTATATTCTTACTGTTTGATATCATAATTGCTATATATTTATTATTAAAATATATTTTGAGTTCATATATATAGTTGTAAATAAAGAATGTCTGATAAAATAACAATTAAAAGAGCAAGCTTTACACACGAAAACCCAATGGCAAATTTAAGCGGATCTGATCTATTAAAACCCAAGAAAAATAAAGGGGGCGAACCTGCCGAGGTGGGGGAGGAGGTGGTGGGGGAGCTGACCGACTCTGACGATGATTGCGAAAGTATTCAAACATTGGAATCAGCCGAGGTTGATCTTGATGAAATATTTGATGGAGGCCAAGAACCAGAAAACCACACAGAAGAAGCTTATGAGGAAATAAAAAAAAAAGAGCTGCCCAAGCCGAAGAAGAAAGAAACAAATTGGAGGAAAGTGCGAAAACAACCCGAACGATACTTCCCGAGCGGGAAGAAAGTTGGCCGGCCCCGAAAAAGCGACGAAGAAAGAAAGGCCGACGCCTTGTCCGCGCAACGTCAAGCCGAGCTCTTACAAAAGCGGCAAGCCTACGCAAAATTGGCACGTGATGCTCGGGCCCGCGTGCGTAAAGAACAATTTGAAAAGGCAGCACGAGAATTTGTCGAAGCTGAGGAACGTGCTAAACGCGAAAAAGAAGATGCTTCACGAGCTGAGATTGAAGAAGCTAAACAAAAGGCATCAGAAAATGCAAAGCTTGCAGAATCACGATATATAATTGAAAGAGAGAACCTAAAAACGATTAAAGATCAAGTCAATAAAATTGAATCTAAAATTAAACGTGATGAAGAACGCAAACTGAAGAAAGCAAAAGAAAAGGAAGAACGAGCTAAAAAATTAGAAGAGCAAGCCAGGCAAGCCAAGCAAGCCGAGCAAGCCAAGCCGAAAATTTCATTTGGTACCCCGCCAAGACTAACAAGAACGCTAAGGCAAGAGCCAATATATACGCCAACCGAGCCTAAGGAACAACCAAACCAACCACGCATTATGTTTATGTAAATTGACAACTTATTTTTTTTACATTATATAGTAATCAAAATGGCAAGCTTTCACGTTGAAGGTGATTTTAAACTGCCAAAGGTTCCGATGACCACAGATAATGAATTAGCAAACAACTTAGCTAAGCCCCTCTCGTCAATAAGAAGTGGTTCTTTGGTCGTGATTTGCGGGGCGGCAGGCAGTGGTAAATCTAGTGCGCTAATCAATATGTTCATAATGCACAGATGCCCCAAGACCAAACAAAAACGAAACCTAAAGAAATGTTTTCATAACATCTTTGTCGTGTCTCCAAGCATGGGATCGTTCAAAAATAACATATTTGCTCATCTCATTGAAAATTATAGATTTGACAACCTCGTTGATTTTCTTGATCAATATGAAGACATGATTGATACAGACGAAGAAGAAACTGCTATTATATTTGATGATGTAGGTGCCCAACTGAGAAGCAAGGATGCATATGCAAGATTCCAGAAGCTAGTGCACAATCGTCGTCATAAGCATTTAACAATATTTGTACTTGTGCAGAACCTCACCATGTTATCCCCCGCGGTTCGCGACTCAATGAACATGTTGATTTGCTTCAAACCAAAAACATGGCAGGAGAAAGAAAGGGTATATGAGCTCACAGGCCTTCCAAAAAAACATATGGACGATTTCTTTGCGACAGTATACAAACAAAAATTTGATAGTGTGCTTGTCGACATGAGCCTAAAAAATAGTAATGATTTCATATTTTATCGCAACATTTTTAACCCAATTCATATAATAACGGGCGAAAATGCATAAAATTATGCCCAAACAGTATAAAATTTTTTTCCTTTCTTGCTAGTGCATTGCATTCCCTCAAACATTGCGTTCGGGATCTTGTCAGAATCCTTAAAGAAGTAGAATCGGAGCTTCCTATTGCCAGATTTCCATGCCTGATCGGTTTTAGTTATTCTATACTTGTGATAACCATGTTGTTCGCATAGCTGATCGGGATACACCCATGTACGTTGTTGAAAATCAATTTCCTCCATAAGGATCTCGCCACTTGGTAGCTCAAAAGTTCCTTTTTGTTCCTCCTCCATTTTTAGTGTGATTTTTTTAGGGTCAATTTTTTGGTACGTCTATATTATATAAATATAAAATTTTTCAAAATTAATTGTCCATCCATCCATCCATCCGTCATTTTTTGTGGATATATAATGCATGAGAAAATGAAATAAGAAAATAATTAAATGCAAAAAGGTGTTGAGGTGGCGAGTGGCGGGGGAAGTCTCCACTTGACCCAACACCCCTTTTTAGGACGAGTTGAACTGAAACTTGTAATTGCTCAACGATAACATTGACTTATAAATTGCTTTATTTTTTTTAAACTCATAAAACCGCTTAGGATGTATCTCACGCATGCCGAGCGTCCTCCTTAAAAAATAAAAGTAATCGATAATGCTGACTGACATTTTGACTTGACTATATTAGCTGACGAAAAATATATTTTTTTAAATCTCGAGTGTAGGCTAAAGTGTAGGTCATTTTTTACCTACACTTTTTCGGCGTGGTGGTTTCAGCCCATGGGGGGTAGGTAGGATGCCTATGTGTGATTTAAATTTTTGAAAAGTGTAGGTAGTGTAGGCGTGTAGGCAGTTGTGTGAAAAAAAAAAAAGTCAACTACCAACTACCAACTACCAAACCTTGGTAGGTAGGTAGTCAAAAAATTCCTTTAGTTAAATTTTGCCTACACTACCTACACTACCTACACTTTTCGTTTTTCAAATCCCCGTATAGGCATCACACACACCCCCAGCCCCCGGAAACCTATGTGCCGAAAAAGTGTAGGTAAAAAATAGCCTACACTTTAGCCTACACTCGCCCGCGAGGTGCGTCGTAGAAGGCGTGCAGTGCATAAAAAATGGTGTTTGTATTATTGGGTGTGTGGGTCAGTTCCGAAGCATGACCGGGCTATTTAGTTTGTTGAGAAGTATTCGTTAAGTATCGAAAAGTCAATGACCTTAGGAACCCCTTTATTTGTCCGCTTGCCTTTCGTGATTCCGGGCAGTTTCATGGTCATGAGTTCGCACCCTAAGGCCTGGCTATTGATTTCATACTTGAACCCGTTTTCTGTCTTCCATGCGTTGAAGCGATCGTATAATTCTTTGTTGGTCCATACATTAGGATTCTCTTTGAATTGTTCATGGTCCTCACCGACGAATTGTTCGAACCATAAGCGGACGGGCGACTCACTGAGAGCTTGGAGTTCTTCTTGATGGTCTGAGATCGGCGGGTCCAATTGCATGAAACCATCGGCGCCCGGAAGGTTCATGAAGTATTGGAAGATGGAACATGAAGCGTCGTCGTTCATGAGCTTGCTGTAGTACGCCTTGAAGTATTCGTAGTTCTTGCATAACTCATCTGAGCACGGGATGAGGACAAACCGCCGACCATCTTTAGTAAGTTTGATTGGGTTCTTCTTGTTGGTCTCCCCCAAGCATCGATGAAATGAAGGCATCTCTTTGGCGTCAATACCCTTGCGATTGATTTGAACCTCAGAATCAGTGATGAACTCACGCATCTTGCCCCCGTTGCCTTCAATCTGAGACTTGCAAAGCTCATTAAGGCATACAAGATACTTGCCCTGAAGTGAGCTATTGAAATCTCCCACTAATAATTTAGCGTTGGCAGTTTCGATGACTCGCTTTTTGCCAATGATGCGAGAGAGCACCGCGACAAAGGAACCCTTCCCCGCACCCTCAGATGAGACAAAGATAGGCATTTTCCCCGGCTTCTCCCCCGGGCGTTGGAACATGTGGGCAATGAATAGCTTCATGTATTCATACATGCGTTGGTCATGATTACATAAACTCATGAGGTGGTTCAAGTAAAGATCAACCGCTTCGGCGTCATAGTTGAAGTTCTCAATTGTTTCAGCATAGAAAGGCTCCCATAAGTTAAAGTGAGTCGGGGGGCACGGCTCGGGACAGTGGGGAGGATAAGCCCCCACGTTGTCATACTTACGCTTGTTTGGATCCGTTAACCATTTCTTGATGAAATTGACTTCGACTAAGTTTCCCTTTCTATCAAATTCTTGATATAGGAGGTCCTCATTTCGTTCAAGCATAGTTTTGCGATTGTTGAAGTGCAAGACCCCATCGATGAAACAACCGAAGACAACTGAACTCACAACTTTAAAGTTGTTTTTCTCAAAGCGATACTTGACTGCCTCATAGGTGTTGGCGGACTCGAGTTCATCAATGATGGCACGATCTGCAAGCACTGCCGGCATGTAGTGAGATAGATCAATGTCAGTTTCGATTTCTTTGTTCTCGAATCGAAGGGTCGTCCAACCCATATCGACCAAAGCATTGTTCATACAGTCCAACACACGCCCCAAGCCCCCGAATGCATCAACGTTTGACGTAAGTAGTTTGATGCCGTCATTTTCATAGATGATTGATTCGGCCGTCAAGTCGGTTGTGTCCTTTAGTACGCCATAGATACTTTCGACAACTCGGAGCTCCATTTCTTGGAGGTAGAAAGCGAACATGCAACCGAGGGCATTGTTCTTTTTCTCGCGCTCTTGCTTCTTGCGGGCGAATTCATAAAGAACGGGGTTATGCTTGCGAACAATAGTAGCAATGTTCTGAAGCTCATCAGTAAATTCGCGAATGAACAATAACCCTTCGGATTGAACGCCCATCTCTTTTGCCCATGCATCGAACTTACCGAAGAAGCACAAGCGGAGCATTAACTTCTTTGCTTTTTTAGTTGAAACCTTGAATTTTTCGGCGATTTCTTCAAGTGTTTGACTGCGATTCAAACAATACTTATCAATTGCTGGACAATCAATGTTATTGGAACGGCACACGTTGCGGATCATTTCGGGTTGGGCATTTGCGAGATCGAAATCACAATAGCGATTACCGATAAGAGCATTACGCACCTGCCGGGGCATGGACATGAGCCCCAATCCCCCCCGTGGATGAACGCGTCCGTATCCGTGCTTTGGTTTGATATACTCAACCTGAACTTTATCGTCAACTATTTTCTGGCGGTAAGTTTCGAGGTGCGTTTTCATGTTCTTGTATTTTTGCAACTCAAATAATCCATGATCAAGAGTTGACGCATCATATACCATGTCATGCCCATCCTCAACATACTTAATAGCACAATTAAGATCATTGAGAGTGACGTGTTCAGTCAAGGTTGTTTCGAGAGCGGAAACTTGCTTGGTAATTTTGAGTGGAAGAATGGGTTCTTCCGGTTCGGTGTCGGTCTCCGGTTCGGATTCCGGTTCATGTTCGCTTTCGCTCAGGTAGTCTTCAACATCACTTAAGATGTCAAGAAGGTCGTTGAGTGAAGCAGTGTCGATTTCGTGAGTAGTCATTTTTGCGTTGAGGTGTTGAAGTGTCTTCGGCAATTTTTTGTTGGTTCTATATAATACAAATTATTTCTTCAAATAGAAAAAATTAATTAATTGCTTTGGCACTCCGGCACCCGACATAAAAAATTGGTTTGTTGGTTTTAGCTTGTGTTGATGCTGTCTTACTTAGTGGTCTCATTATCGGAGGTGTCTTCGGCACCTTTTTTGAAGTGCTTCGTGTAGTGCGCGAGTTGAGTCTCGAGATTATGCATCTGGAAGTGGCGAAGAGCTTCGCGCCTTTCTGGACTTTCGGAACTCAAAACAATTGAAGTCTTGGCATCGCGGATTGCATGGTTGAGATATTTCGTTTGTCGTTTAAGCATCTTTGAAACACCATCGCCCGATTGGTAAGACTCATACACCCCATCGACTGGCTTAGTGAGTTGATGAATAAATGGTGTGCCTTCTTTTGCCTTCTTGATGAGTGGAAGAATTGCTTTGTCAAGTTTGGTCTTCACTGTCCCAAGTGAATGTTTGTTCTTGTGGTTCATGATGGTGAGCTCCCCCGTCTTCGAAATTGAGTTAACATTTTCTAAAGGCTTGTCGCTGATGATAAGAGATGCCAACTCATCAGATCGCAACACCCCATGTTTGAAGATTAACATGAGGTATGCAGAGAGCATTGTTGCATTTCCATAAGTTGCTTCTTTGGAAGCTTCCTTCATTGCAGTTGCAAATGTTTTATTCAGTGAAACAAACATTTCTTTTGCATCCCCCAAAGATAAAGGCGGGTTTTGCATTTTGGTTACCTGCTGGATAACTGAGTTCTCTTGTTCTTGCTTGATGAGGTTCGCAACTTTCTTGCGGGTCTTCGCTGGGAAGTCATATAAGTCAAGAATAGCTTTATATGCTGAGAGGTAAGATTTGCGCGTGCTTGGATTCTCGCTCTTGTCATAGATGAAGGCAATGACACCGTCAACATTAGCGAATCCATTTTTTAGTGATGTTTTCTCAGGAAATGACTTTGAGATAAGCTTCCACTTCCCCTGGTATGAGCGGAGAGTTCCCGCGGACTTCCCCAGGTCTGTTAGCTTGGTTCCTGCATTCTCGAGTGTGAAGTTTTGAACGTTGGCCATTGTGTCGCGAGAAGTTTTTGTGTTATATGGATTGAGTATATAATGTCTAACATAACATTTTTTAAAATTAAATAATTAAAGGGGGGGTAAAAAAATAAGGCGGGTGCAAATCACCTTATCTTTTTATTGGGGTGTTTAGCGTCTGGTGATGATATTGACATATTCATCGCTAACTTCATATGTTTTCTTTGATCGTTCGGAGATGTGCAACGATACAAATTCAGTTAGTGCGTCCGTGCGACGCTTCACGAATAGGTTTTGAAACACTGATACAATTAACTTGCGGGCTTGTAGGTTTTGCATCAACCATCTGCAGACTTTCATTTTATTCAGATTAAATTTTGCATCGTTAGAGAATGTATTTCTTGGGTTCGTCAGCGTGCGAACGATGCCAATAGCTTCACGGTCGGCAGGTGTGCGAGCATATTCATTGTGGTCAGGCCTACAATCAATTTGAACACAGATATCCTGCACGATTCTAATAAGCATTGAAGGGGCATTGAAAGCAATTTCGCGATTGATGCCACTCGTTGCTATTTTATTAATCATCTTTTCACACTGCGCCTTATATGGCGACACTTCAAGAAATGTCATCGCTTTAAAGGGCGAAACATATGTTAGGCTGACTCTTGGCACTTGACACTCGTTATTATAGTCATCGGTGATTTGTTCGAAGTAAGCATTAGGCATGGTGTCTTGATAACTTTTTTGTTTTATATAGGTTGAGTATATATTAGTCAAATATAACATTTTCATTTTTTTATTAATTAAATAGGGCGCCTTATATATGTTAACATGATTCGCTTGATTGACGTTGTAAAGTCCAAAAAGAAGAATAAGCGCTATGATGCTATCTTTGATGTGGGGAAGTCTAAGCCCCGAGTTATTTC